GATCCGTGCCACGAGCGCGTGTGTCTGGCGGCAAACCAAGACGGAAAGTCGCTGGCCGGCTACGTCGAGCTGGTGAGGGCTGTCACTGGTCAGGACCCGTACCACAAGTACCCCGAGCGCGACGGCGTGGCGGTCATCGTGGGCTGGGACGAGAAGTTCCTTGGCCTGAACCCGTATCGGTACCTGTTCAAGCCCGGGGCGTTCAAAGTCATTCGCGACGAGAAGACTGGCAAGTGGCGGGCGTACAAGCCATGGACGGACGAGCACCGCGTGGACGAGGCATACCCAGCCCCGGCGCTGCTGCCTAAGCGGTACATTGAGGGCGTGTCGTGGCTCAAGAAGAAGGACCACATCTTCTCGAAGATTACGCTGACGACTGGCTGGACGATTCTCGCGTTCGGCAGCAAGGGCGATCCGAGCCCCGGCTTTCAGGCCGACTTCGTGCTGATCGACGAAGACATCCACAACCCGGCATGGTACGCCGAAATGGTGGCCCGCCTTACGATCCGGAAGGGGCGTCTGGTCTGGGCAGCTCTGCCGCTGAACAACAACAACGAGTTCCAGAACCTGCTCGATCGGTTCAATGAGGAGGAGGGCACTGACGCCACGCCCACCGTGAAGGTGTTCCGACCTGACGGACCAAACCCGTACGTCGACAAGGAGACTCGCGAGGCCAACGCAAAGAAGTGGATGGCCTCAGGCGAGGACGTGTGGAGGGCTCGCGCGCTGGGCGAAATCGCGACCGACCACTGGCTGATGTACCCGGGGTTTGACGCCCGGCGTGTTCACAACTGCTTCAGGTCAGACTCAGACGAGGAGTTCTTCCGCATTCTGGCCAAGAACAACGGCATGCCGCCGGCAGACTGGACCCGGTACATCGCATTCGACCCGGGCTGGAGCGTCGGCTGCATCCTGTTTGGGGCCACTCCTCCACCGGGGATCGGCGAGTTCCGGGTCATCTATCAGGAGGAGTACATCCGGAACTGCACGGCTGAGAAGTTTGGGGACGCCATGGAGCGCCACTGCCAGAACTGGAACTTCGAGGCGTTCATCATCGACTCCCGCGGTGCCCGGCTGCGCGAGCTGGGGAGCGGGCGGACGCCCCGCGAGCAGTACGAAGGCGAGCTGGAAAAGCGGGGAATCCAGTCCAACCGAACCGGGGCCGGGTTCATGGACGCCGTGGACCACATCGAAGGTCGCGTGCTCAAGCTCCAGAGCTGGCTGCGCGTGCGGCCCAATGGCCTGCCGCTTGTGTTCGTGAACGAAGACGCATGTCCCGCTCTGTGCCAGGAGATGCGTCGGTTCCGAAAGAAGAAGGACTCGGTGACTGGACTACCAACCGACGAGGGAAATCGCAAAACTAACACGCACGCGGTCGAGTGCCTTGAGTATCTGGCGGCACACGGCATGACGTACCACCGCCCTCAGGACGCATTCAAGCCAACCCCGCAGGACATGTGGGTGGACAGGATTCGACGCCGGCAACGCATGGAAGCATCGTCTGGTTTTCGAGGGATCATTCTTGGACCCTCAGGAAGTTGACACACCACGCAAGGACGCGACATGTTCAGAGGACGAATCACACCACGGACGACCACCCTGCCCATCACCACTCAGGACAGGGAGATTGCCGCCGCATTCACACCACCGCGGGTGACGATTGGGCAGCCGGTGATCGTCTGGGAGAAGGGCGTCAGGGGCGGCGACAGGTATCCGGGCACGATCATCGCCGACAACTTCACCAAGAGCCCTGAGGGCGAGACGGTCGTCAATCGCAACGCGACGATCGTGCTGGTGAATGGGAGCTTGCTGCGGAACATCCCGCACGTCGACGACCCCAAGCTGAACTGGAACTACGCCATCCGCTCGTCCGGCGCGTGGGAGGTCGCTCCCTACGACATCGAGAAGGAGAAGCGGATCGAGGCCATGCTGGCATCCGTCAAGGGCATGCTGGGCGAGATCCGGGAGCTGTACACAGCCATCACAGACAAGGCCCAGAAGCTGACCACGCCGCCGGACGCATCCAAGAAGAATGCCAAACAGCCCCGTGACGGGTCCGGCGAGGAAACATGAGTTCCCACCCACTGGCTTACCTGTGCGAGCGCTGGCTTGCGAAGATTGAGGCCGCAAAGGGTCTCAAGAAAGAACGCTTTCAGGTCTATGCCGACGAGGCGTACGACTTCTTCAACGGCCCTGCGCTCCACATGTTTGACAAGTTCAGGGACCAGCTCGCCTCCGAGCGGAAGGGTCTTCTGGGCGAGCAGATCAACATGCCGACCTTCAAGATGACGGTCAACCGCGTCTTCGAGGCGGTTGCACTGTACGGGCCGGCGCTCATTCAGGATTACCCACAGGTCAACGTCGAGCCCGTCAGGCGTCCGTGGATTCCGCAGGACGACCCGTACGAAGCCGCCAAGTTTCGCTGTGCAGGCTACAAGAAGTTCCTCGCCGACTGGATTCAGGTCGAGGGGGACAAGAAGTCTGAAGCCCGCATGGTGATCACAGAAGCGATCGTGAAGGGCATGGGCGTCATGTGGACGGACATGTACCAGCCGCCGGGCTCGTCGTTCGCCTACCCCAAGAGCAGCTTCGTGTCTGTGGACAGGCTGTTCGTGGACCCGGACGCCACCCACAAATCCGGCATCCAATGGGTCGCCCTGAAGCACGTGGAGCCTGCTCATGTTGTCGAGACGAAGTTCGGCCTCAAGCCGGGCTCGCTCAAGCAGCACGCGCACAAGCAGTCGACGATGGGCCAGACGCAGACGTTCGGCAACCAAGAGGCCAAGCGTGGGTTCGGCCAGAGCTACGACCTCGTCGAATACTACGACATCTACTCAAAGGCCGGCTTCGGCAACAAGCTCCAGCACACAAGCACTAGCTTCGTTCCGGAGATCGACACCGACCAGTTCGGCGACTTCTGCCGGATCGTCGTGGCCACTGGCGTCCCTTATCCACTGAACCTCGCGCCAGACTCGCCGGCGTTCGAGGACCCGCTGTCTGCCGTGCATTGGCAAATCCCGTTCTGGATGGATGGCGGCTGGCCGTATGAGGAGCTGTCTTTCATTCAGGACCCGAACAGTGTCTGGCCTGTCGGGATCTGCAAGAACGGAATCGGGTACCTGAAGTTCATCAACTGGTGCCTGAGCTTCCTCGCTGATCGAATTGCCGCCAGCGCCAACGTGTACATGGCCATGCAGAAGCATGCCGCCAAGGACATCAAGGACCAGCTCCTTGGTCAGCACAGCCCGGTGAAGATCATCGAGCTGGAGCAGGCTGCCGGCCGCAACATCAACGAGATCATCTCGATCCTGTCGTCTCCTGCCCCAGAGTACGAGACGTGGAAGATGATCGAGGAAGCTGGCGAGCGCTTCGACAAGAGCACCGGCCTGACGGACATCATGTACGCAGCGTCCGGTGGAATGCGCACGGCCACGGAAGCGAACGTGAAGCAGCGGATGAGTTCGATCCGCCCAGACGACATGGCTGCCACCACTGACGACTTCCTGTCGAAGGTGGCCAAGCGCGAGATTCAGGCCCTGTGCTGGACCGCCCGCCCCGAATGGCTGAACTACCATCTCGGCGAAGAGGCTGCCTACGACTTCTTCGAGTACATCTCAACGTCGCCGCCTGACGCCGTTGTTCGCGAGTTCAACTACCGAGTTGCATCGGAAAGTGTCCGCCGGCCGAACAAGGCGTCCAAGCGCAAGGACATGGTCGAGCTGACCCAGCAGCTTATCCCGGGCATCAACCTGTTCTTGCAGATGGGCATGACAGGCCCGTGGAACGCCCTGACTATGGCGCTGGCCGACGCCTACGATCTTGACCCAACTCCTTGGCTGCTTCCGGACTTCACACCCCCTGAGCAGCAACAGCAGTCCAAGGAGGAGGAACAGCAGCAGCAACCACCACAACCACTGAACAGTCTGTCGATTCCTGAGGACATGTAGCCATGGAAGAGCAGGTCACACTGAGCGTTGCCGACAAGCATGCCGATCGCGAGATCAGCCTGTACGCAGAGTCTGTCCAGAAGCGGTACCGCAAGATGGTCTCCGCTGGGACGGCTCGGTCAATGGCGTTCATGTTTGCAACCCGCGGTGCCCCTGTCATGGGCAACAGCGATCGGGCGTTCTGTGAGTACCAGCACTCGCAGATGACCCGGCAGATGGATCAGGACGAGCGGACGTGGATCACGGATGCAGCTCACCGGGCCGGCATTCGGACCGAGGGGAAGACGTACATGGGCCAGCTCGGGACGTACGACGACCCGATGGCTTGGGTATCCACCAAGGACGATGCCGTTCTGGCTGCCAAGAAGAAGGGCGTCAGCATTGAGGGTGTCCTCAAGGTGAAGGCGTCCAAGGTCAAAGAGTCGGTCAACCACGAGCGGTTCTTGGCCCCGGATCTCGTCGAGCGGCAGGTGAACGAGATCCTGAAGAACGAGCCCAAAACACGCGAGAAGCTCAAGAAGGGCAAGGTTAAGCGGGAAGCCCTGCGCGAGCGGGTCCGCGGAACTTACGGACCACCGGAGAAACGCTGATGGCCACCACGTACCAAGACGTCCTTGACCACATCACCTCGTGGAAGCAGGTGTCTGTCGGCCGTCCGTACCAGCAGGCCCGCCGCGCTGTGCTTGAGGCGTACCGCGATCTGCCATTCAAGGCAGCGTTCACCCGCTTTGAGCGCAAGGTCATGCTTGTCGCCGAGGAAGAGGAAGACACCGGCACCGTGTCATACAACCACCAGACACGGGTGGTCACTATCTCTGGCGCGACGTGGCCGACCAATGTGGTGAACCACCGCATCGTCATCAACGATGGCGTGTTCCACATTGTTGAGCGGTACTCCGACACAGAGATCCGCCTGAGGCGGTACGACAACCCGGGGACGGACTACCCGTCTGGAACCACGTACCGGCTGGTCAAGGACTGCTGGAAGCTGCCCGACGATTTCCGCCGCGTGGTCTCCGTGGTTGACGTAGGAGGCCGCTGCAACCTGCCGGTGGAGGGAAGGTTCAGCACCAACGACCTCGCGTTCCTGAACGGCCTGAGCGAAGCTGGGCAGCCACGGATGGCGTACGTCACTGGCGGTGGAGAGTGGGGAGGCAGCTACCTGTACGTGACGCCGCCGCCGGCCAGTGACATCCGACTGAGCGTGACCTACGACGCCCAGCCCAAGCCGCTGCTGATCGACACGTTCTGCAATGGAACTGTTGCGCTGACGAGCGGTTCAACGACAGCCACGTTCACGCTCGACAGCACAGTGACGCTTCCGGCCACCATCTCGAATGGGGCGATCCTGCGTGTCTCCCTGAACAACAACATCCCGACTGGGCCTCTGGGGCGGCTGGACAACAAGAACCAAGAGGTCGTCAACCCTGCGGACTACGAGTTCATCATCACCGAGCGGTTGAGCAACACGACGGTCCGTCTTGCTGAAGCGGCAACCGCCACCGTGAGCGGCAAGCTTTTCACAATCAGCGACGTCATCGACTTGGACGACGTGGCAGTGACAGCTCTGATGCGGACAGCCGAGGCCAATTACGTGCGGATGACCATGCAGGGAAACGAGGGGTACTCCGGGCTCCAGCGGATGGCCGACGAGTACGCCCTTGAGGCCCTGCGGTTTGCAAAGGAGAACGATCGGCGTATCAACAGTGAGCGGAATGCTGTCGTGACAATCCCCATGTGGCGACGTCCTGTTGGCGAAAGGGTGGTGATCGGATGAGCGGCGAGCCCCAAGAGATCGACATTCCGTTCTGGATTGAGACCGATGGCTACTCGGACCGTGACCGCGAGATGTTCTCGGCCGGCTTCGAGTTCAGTGACGTGATCGACCAGCTCCTGTCTTCAAAGAAGAAGTTCACCCGGCAGATCTTCACCGAGAACTCTTCTCGCGTCCGCCTGCTGTGCGGCAAGTTCCGCCGGCTGTGCTACATCACGATCGACCGCGAGGACGAGAAGTATTCCACCCTTGAGGTCTTCTGATGCCTGAATACGACGCCGACAAGGATGACGCTCCGCTCTGGCAGCTCATGGTGGGAATTCACCGAGAGCTGTCATGGATGGTGTTTGAGTCCGTCGGCAACGATCAGTCGATGTCAGTCAGCCAAGAAGCCATTGTCATCCGGAAGGCTGGCGCTGATCAGGAAACTGTCGAGGAGCTGCTGCCGGGCGTGATCATCTCGCTGCCCAGCCAGAACGCAACGCCTTGGGAGGCAGGCACAAACGTCGAGGTTGAAAGCCGGTACCCGATCCTGATCCAGATCGTGGTGCCCGACCTGAACGACAAGGTGGCCGGAATGAGGTCTGCCCTGAAGTGGCAGAACATGATTTGCCGCCGCCTGAGCGCCCCGAATCTTGAACTGGTGGACGTGGACACGGATGGCGTAGGATTCGAGATCAGCCAAACCACATCGGTTTTCAACATCGACAAGAAGACTTTTGCCCTGCACAAAGGATACGTCTGCGGGGTGATTGTCGAGTGTCTGGTCCGCGAGACTTGGACCAGAGAAGAGTAACCAAGGACGGTGAACCATGGCCTGCGGAACAATTCGAGGCGCTGTGACCCGGCTGGCCATTGACGGTCAGGAGTTCCGGTTCATCAGTGCAAAGAACACGTCGAACAACCCGAGTCTGATCGACCTGACGCAGGAGACGATCCGCGGCACGTTTCAGCCTCACTCCAACGACATTCTGTACGGGCAGCGCATTCACCGCTGGCAGATCGTCCTGCAACCAACGCCCCTTGAGCTGGGCGTTCTCTTGCCGATCATGGGGTTCACCAACTCCACCGGGAACACGTGGATTCCGACGGCCAACCTGAGCACCGACATGGAGTTCCGGATGGACATCGACATGGGGTCCGAGATGCTGAGCTACGCCAAGTGCGTGGTCTCCAAGTGGGTCTTCCAAGGTCAGCGTGGTCGCCAGCCATGGACTGTCATGCTGGAGATCATCTGCGACGTCGAGACCAGCCTCGTGAGCTGGGCGACCAATACGGCGATCGGCTCCGGCCGTCCGTATGCGTTCCATCAGGCAGCCCTGTCTCTCGGCGGAACGTCCCGCAACTTCTACCGCGCCGTGCTGGCCAACGACTTCCACGTCGAGGACGAGTTCTACAACTCGCAGACACTTACGGACATTTGCCCCCAGACGTGGGACATGACGCTGGCCACGGCCGTGCCGTTCAACTCCACGAACGAGGGCCTGTACACAGGACCCCGGGACAACTCGACTCGGCCTGCTGGATCGCTGACCCTCACGGGAACGAACGTCTCCACGTCGTTCTCGTTCGCCGAGCTGGTGGCACTTCCCAAGCCGCCTGATATTCTGCGGCGAGATGAGTCGCTGAAGCTCGGGCTGTTTTACCGGCCGGTCGCCACGGACTCGAATGATCTTGTGACGATTACACACGACTCAACTCCGTGATCCCGGTCCCGGGACCGGAAACGTAAAGTCAGTCGTAACAACGGGTTGCAATGTCAGGCTCCTTCACGAAGCTGTCTTGGGTCCCGGACGGGTATTGCATGTCGGTCGAGCTGTTGGGCCACCAGTTGGTGTACCGCCCAATGACTCAGGCCGAGCGTGCCTGTCTGTGGTCCCTGAACCCCTCCAAGGAGACGCTCGTCTCCGCGGCATTCAGTCGGGTGGTGGTTGGCGGCGAGCGACTGGACTGGTACAGGGCAACTCTTGAGGGGTCGTCAGACACGCTGCGGGAATTTCTGAACGCGGTGATCAGGCCCGGCGACAAGAACGAGGCTGAGGACGCTCGCAACCTGTACGAGGGCGTGAAGCTCCAGAAGACTCCGTACGCTTCACTGAACTCTTTCGACGCCTGCGATTGGTGCAAGAAGCACTGGTTCGACCCACTGACTGGCTCGACCTGCAAGATTGACGGGGTGTACGTGAAGCGGGAGGGGGAGCCGCTGCTGTGCGAAACCCCGGGTGCCTGTCCGGTTGGGCACTTCACCCGGCGCAATACCCTGAGCCACAAGAACCGACTTGCGTACGCCCACCGCGTGCAATGCACTGTGACTGGGAAATGGCCAGACGATCCGATCGTCAGCCGGAATGCTGAGATCATCAATCGAGCACTGAACGACGCCAAGGATGGCAGGAATGTCTTCAAGCCAATCGTTTAACTTCGCCGAACAGTACGTTGCGGAGGCGATGGCTGCTGACCTCGGGGTTGAGCCCGGCGCTGCAGTCCCGCCGCCGTACCCGGACCCCGAACCTGTGCATCCAGAACCGGAGGATGCTCATGACGAATCGCTGCCGGACGTCCCGACCCCGCAAGACGCGGCCTCAAATCCGGAAGTGGCACCGCCGTCCAACTCGCAACCAGAGAGCCCAGCACCGACAGACGTCGTGGTGGCTGATGTTGGAGGAGAGCCAGAACCCTCCAGCAGCTCCTCAGAGGCCCGTGGACGCGATCTCGAAGTCGGCACCCCTTCTGACCCAGGCGCAAAAGACGGAGTCTCTATTGAGCCTCCTGTGCAACCAGATGGCCGGCAAGAAGTGGCGGTCGCCTCGCCGCAACACGCCGAGCTGAGGGAGCAGCCGTCGGTCGAGTATGCGGACTCCGAGCAGACGGCCCAGCCGGATCAGGCGGACGTGTCCCCGGCTGAGCCAGTCTCCCGTGACGTGGATGCCCAGCCTGAGAAGCAGGAAGCCGACCGGCCGCTCACCATTGAGGAGGTCGTTCAGGCGGCGATCCGGGAGCAGCTCCTCCTTGAGGCGAGTGCCCCAGCTCCGGAGCTGAAGGTCGACCAGCAGCCGGATAGCCTGCCAGACGCCCCGGACTTCCGGTTCCAAGAGCTGGAAGACTCGTTCGACGTCTCGGTCAGCTTCAACGAAGCGGAGATTTGGGATTTACCGGAAGACCAGAAAAGCGTGAAGATCGAGCACCACAACGACGTGCTTGAGATGAACATGGACGACGCCCTCGGTCCGGGGGTCAACCGCAAGGATGGGTACTGATGTACCTCAAATACGGCACCGTCGAGTTCCAGTCGCGCAAGACGTGGCTGGACTGGAACTACACCCCGGTTATGAGCGACCGCGGGTTCCTGATGTCGTACCGCGTTCAGGCCCGGTTTGGCGGGACGGCAAGCATCACCGGAGCTGAGACGATCACCGACCTCGAAACCAAGATGAGCACTATTCAGGCGGGCATGCTCATCCCCAATCAGGACTTCGGCCTGTACCACGAGGACGACTCTCCGTCTGTGCATGTAATTGAGGCTGCCGACACCATGGACGGCACTCGCATGCACTTCAGTTGGATGAAGGGCAGCGCCCGCGCAGCCCGCGGCAACTCCAACGAGTACGTGAACCTCAGGTCGTTTCAGGGGATGTGCTCCTTCGAGCTGGACTACTGCGAGGAGGCGGTTCCCATTTGGCGCGAGACCGTCAGGCAGATCGGCACCGGCGGCACCCAGAACGTCGTGATGGAGTCGCTGACTGGCACCCCAATCGTGCAGCCCGTGCAGGCGTCGACGCAGGTCGTGCTCGTTCAGGAAGGCTACGCCGCCGGCTGGAGCGGATACCCGAGCTTCCCACCGCTGGCCTACCCGGCGCTCATCAGCTCAAAGAACGCCATCTACGAACGCGGATCGCCAATCTACGGAAGGAACAGCACCCGGCTGTTTCCGATTCGCTGGCGATACCTGATGGAGATGGACATCGCACCGCTGAGCCCGGTCTACCCCACTGATCCCCCGGCACTGGCGGCACCCTAATGGCAGCGACGATCTCATACCCCGGGGTCTCGTACCCCAGATCGGTCCGGTACACGCTCACGCGCGGAGTGCTGCCGGACATCGCGTACATCGAGATGGTCTCGCAGTCGACAACGATCGCTGCGAACGGAGACCTCACGTTCGGTGATGGGACAACGTCCGTTACGCTGCCTGACTGCCGCGTGAACAAGTCCAGCCTGCGGGTCTCGTCTGGCGGGCAGTTGATGCACGTCGAGCTGTGGGACAGGCGATACTGGTGGAAGTACCGCCGCATCACCGGCCGGTACAACTTCATGAAGGCGGACGGAACGATCGACTCGTCCGGCCAGAAGACGATGCGAGAGCTGGCCACGCTCTGCCTGACGGCCGCTGGAGAGACCGGCTACAGCGTCTCAGCGCTCCCGGCGACAGAGTACCCATACGTGAGTTGGGACAACGACAGGCCCATGGACGAGCTTCAGAAGCTCTGCCAGCGATACGGGTACGAGATCGTCTGGAGTCCGTACACGAACACCGTGACCATCGTGCAGGAGAACACCGGGACCAGCCTGCCAAACAACACGGACGTGAAGAGCTTCTCATTCGGCGTGACTGCCGGGGAGCGGCCATCAAGCATCGTACTTGTCGGGTCCAAGATCAGCTACCAGTCCAAGCTGAAGCTGGTTGCCGTTGGGCTCGACACGGACGGGTCTATCAAGAAGATCGACTCACTGAGCTACAAGCCTGCTGTGGGGTGGTCGTGGATTCACGGAACCGAGTGGGATGACATCGGGGAGCTGCACGGAGCTGAAGCCCAGCGGCTCGCCCAGCAGACGGTGTATCGCTGGTATCAGGTGGAGTCTCAGGCGGACGGAACGCAGAACGTCCCCGGCTTCGGAGCTGTCTCTTCAATCGACAAGATCCTTCCACTGGACGAGCACAGCAACGACACATTCACGTCTCTTGGCGGCGAGCAGCGGAACCGCCGGTGCATCGTTCAGGGAATCTGGCTGCCGGGAGCTGGAGAGGACCTGTCAGTCGACAACACGTCCATTGACGAGCAGTACGAAGACCAGTTCACGCTGGTCAACGAGACTGGCCTCGTGATCTTCGGTGGCGAGAACCCCGTGGTGAAGAAGGATGGATCTGGCGCAATCGAAGAGGCCGAGCTGTACCTCACGACCAGCTACAACGTGAAAAGCGCAACCACCCATCAGCCGCTACGGTACGAGCGGACGCTGACGCTGAGCGGCGCTCCAACGCTGAGCGGTCCGCTTGTCATCGAACACCCGGAGGTTGTGCAGCGGTTCACCGGCGTGTACTCAGGCTCAACGCTGTCGTCGACAACGAACAACACGCCCGCGGCAGACACCATGGCTGACTCGATTCTGGCACAGACAGCGCTTGGGCTGGGGGACAACGCCGGGTACGTCGTGAGCTACCGGCTGATCAAGCAGATCACGCCCAACGGGAAGATCTGGCAGGTGGGCTGGTTTGTGAGAATCCGGACAGGGAACAACAGTGGTGGCTGCGATACAGTGGCCGCACAGCAAATGGAGTTTGATCCGAACATTCTCGGGAAGAACGATCGAAGGCGGCTCATCCTCGCAAGGTTCAGGGACCGACTCGTCTTTGGGCCAGCCGACGACAGGCGATGGTTCTTCGGGAAGGAGACCTGATGAGTTACGTGTCGTTCTACAACGGCTCGGGCGAATCCATCCCAGCATATGGGGTGATGATGGTCACGAGCCACCGGTCAGTGGGAGGCAAGTCCGTCCCGTCTGTGGAGAAGCCAGACCCGGAGCAGGCCAACGCAGGCTACCTGCTCAACGGGCCAGCGAGCGTTCCGTCCGGAAAGGTCGGCAAGGGCCTCGCGCCTGTGGCTGCTGGCTGGGCCCTGTATGACACGCTGGACACTCCGGTGCCCGGCGAGGAATGGGGTCCAATTGCCGATTCGTGGGAACTTGGGAGTGACGGGGAAGGCTTCAAGGTCATTGGGGGGCACGCCAGTGGTCGCGTTCTTGTTCGATCTGTCGGCTCTGGCGGAGGGCTTGGAAGCCTCGCAGTATTCTCAATCGACTCCTACACGGAAGAAGATCAGTACGGAGCACCCGGGTTTGCAACCTGCACTCCTCGCTACCTCATGTGTGGCGGAACCGTGCCCGGTAAGGATGGCTCTGGGAAAATCGTCGTATACGACCCAATGGGCTGCATGTTCAATGAGGACGCTGCCGACCTTGAGGACCGCTGGGGCTATGCCGCATGGATGAAGCCCACCGATGAAGAGGCGGTGCGGATTGGGGAAATTGATTCTGGCGGAAACTATGAGGCCGATTGTCGGTGGGTCTGCCTCGGTCTCTGTTGCCCGGACTCAGTAGCGCCGCACTTGGCCGACGGTGGAACGACTGACACGCCCGTTGATCCTCCCCCAGAGGAGCCTCCCCCGTAATGCCGGTCAAGCACCTCAAATGCTGCTGCTGCCCGGAGTGTTTCATCACTACGCAGCGCTGCTGCAAATGCGTTCCGAAAACGATCTGCTTCACGCTCGCCGGCCCGTCCGAAGAGTGCAGCGTTGAGATTGACTATTCGCCGGCCTCCGACAGTTGGACGGGTTCCGTCACCTGTTTTGATGAGACCGTGAACTTCGTTCTGCTCTTCGACAAGGACGAGGATGGGGCGTGTTACCTCGGGCTGCGGTCTGAGGAACTT